GTCAGGAGAAGGAGGCGGTGTGGCAGTTGCCGCACCAATCGATGTTCGCTACACCGTGGAGCGGATCAATAGCGTCGATTACGTGACTGCTGATCAGTTCCAGGCTGGAATGCAACAGGCCGCTACACAAGGTGCTAAACAAGGTGAACAACAAACTTTAAAGCGTTTGCAGATGAGTGGCAGTACACGTAGGAGGCTCGGATTATGAGTGAAACTATATCGGGGAGCAAATACGCTCTTGGGCAGGTTGTGAAGATCGAGTCTTTCACTAAAGACAGCAAAATCTTGACAACTTTGTTTAAGTTTCAAAATTTTTTTATTAACGAAGAAATGATTTACGACGGTGACAATTATATATTTGTGCCTTTTGGCTTTTCTGGCGTAACTGTTAATAAAACTGGTGACGGAATGGAAGCAAGCATTGTTTTTCCAAACAATAAATTAACTCGCGGTTGGGCCGTTTCCTCCATCAGACAGAATTATGTCATGGAAGTAACTGTTTTAATTATTGATTCTGACAATGTTTCTGGTGGGCATTCTCCTGTTCATAATTACGTAGGACAAGTAGTTGGAGGTCAGTGGGACAATGCCTCATTGACGATTCAGCTCAGTTCAGTGCTTGATTCTGTTGGTACAGATTTTCCTAGGCGTTCTTTAACGCGCAAATTAGTCGGCAATCTGCCAGTTGCAAATAATGTCAGACTGCAGTGATTTGATTGGCATGCCGTATCGGCTTGGTGCTGACGGCAGTGACGGGCACATTGACTGCATTCATCTGTGCTATCAAGCGTTGGAGCGTATAGGCATTGACGCGCCACCATTTAAAGAAAGCTGGTATGAGGCAAGTAAGTGGGATGTATGCCGGGATCTGATGCGGTGGGGTTTGCGAGTTGAAAAGCCTGCGTATGATGGGGACATTCTGCTGCTACCGCAGCAATCCTGGGCATTCGCAGTCACATGGCAAAAAGGGATTCTGTATATCGGCCCGATGACGCAGAAGGTGCAGTGGTCATTGGTGCAAGTGTTTACAACGTACCACTGCTTCCGTACGAAAGGCAGCTAATTGCAACGATTGGGATAACTGAGGAAGAGTATCGAGCGTTTACAGCTGAGGTTAGAAGGCGTGGAGCGGTAAGACCAGCGGCGTATGACCATATTCCTGACGTTCAAGCAGTAGGTCTAGACGTAACGGCAGTTTTGGTTAATTTAGCTATCAGCCTTGTGCTGACTGGTGTTTCATACCTGTTAACACCAAAGCCAAAGATGCCACGCGCTCAAGGCGGTGGTGTTACTGATCTTGGCAGCATTACAGGGGCCAATCGTTTTACGCCTTCGCGCGGGTTTGAAACGCTTTCTGAATTAGCAGATTATGCGTCTCCAGTACCTCTCATCTTTGGTCTTTATAAGGACGACATTGGTGGAATGCTAGTTACGCCAAAGTTGATTTGGTCGCGCATGTTTAGTCATGGAACCATGCAACGCGCCAAGCTCATGTTTGTTGTTGGTGAGCAAGGTATTACTGAGCTTAAAAACGATTCAGGTTCTTTTGAGGTGTTTGAACCTGGCATAAGCTCGCCTGAGTTAGATGGTATTTTTCTTGGCAATAATGCTTTAGACGCAATTTTTGAAGATTATTTTGCATTTTATTGGCATGGCGACTCCAGCGTCAACTTTCGAATTAATGGAGCGGATAAGCAGTATGGAACGCGCGGCAAAGCTCATGGTGGTGATCCTGACGTGCCTAACGATTCAAACGTTGATGTTTTCGATATTCCAACTTCTAATGTCGTTAACGCGCAACAAGAAGTTTTGGAGCCAGGAGAAAAATTTTGCCATGCTTATACACCATCAAACAATACATCCTTTGGAGTTTATAGCACAATAGCGAATGGAACAAGTTATCGTGTCAACTATCAACTTATTCCTATTGATAAAGATGCAGAAGAGAAGCCAAGAGTAAATGCAACTTTACAGCGAATTAAAATAGTTGGAGACTCTGGCGTGAAAATTAATGGAGGAACCTTGCAGGAAAGAGGTATTGAGCCTGGTTCTGCAACAACTGAAGATTTGGATAAAATCCGCAAAGAAGGAAGCCATAAAGGTGCAGGTAGAAATTACAGCCCAAGGATGGGAATTATCAAGGCCAAGGGTCAAACAGTTTCAGGCGACAACCTTAGAGATGTTGTTTCAAATGTAGAAAAAGGAGATAAAGCGACGTTTGTAATAAGAAACAGCAAAATTGATGAGGATTTTTATCATAAAAACCATATCTTCGGAACCAGCTTCTTTAACGCTCGCCACAGCAAATTAGGGCCATCTGTCGATGACATAAATTCGACCATAGAAGCGTTTCAGCTACAAGCGGATTCAATAATGCAGCTTGGAGAGCACTTTGAAATTGGCGGATCCATCTGGAAGGTTATTAACAGAAAGGAAGTTAGGTTTGATCCAGACACCGAAAAAGATCAAATTATTGAGCTTCAATGCACCGATAGCTCAGTTTCAATTTTAAAACAGATAGGAATAGTTAGTGACAGTAATGTTGTTGAGCCTTCTGATCAGTTTATTGGAGATAGTGGGGTTGGCGACACAAGCAAGTCTATTGACGAAGTTTTTTTCCCTGTTTCTCAAGTTTCAGTTGCATCATTTAAAAACAACCGTCCATGCGTTGTGACTGAGGTTGGCATTAAAAGCAAAGTATTTCAGCGCTTGAACGGATTATGCAATTTTCAAACTTTGCCAGACACTGAACAACTTAAAGAACTTGAAGACGACAATGTTCAGATAACAACTGGCACTATGAACATTAATGTTACTCGTACTTCTGTGTTTAGGGTGCTAGTCAAAGAAGTGGGTAGTAGTAAAGACTTCAGCGTAATAACATCAAACAGTGATGGACCATTGTTTTTTGCAGTACGTGGTCACCAGCCTACTGACCAGTACAACTCAATTAGATTTACGACGCAAAGCATGTTGGCTCTGGAGTATAAATTTGTGCCTGTATCTGGGGCGGAAATGGGAAGGCTTACTGGCAATGAATTTATTGTTGAGCTTTCGTCATCAACTTCAATCGATCAAAATGAAAATGGATCAAATGGTTCTCACGAAATTCCATGTACAGTAGCCGGTCATAATATGTTGGTATTTTTTAGCGGCAGAAAACACAAAGGTGGTTGGAGTGATCATTTATTTATAAATAAAGAATTTATCAAAAACGGGAAGTTTATTACGCCATTCCCAATATTTGATGAACCTGAGCTATTTACAGTTCCGGTGTTTATAGAAGGGACTAATTTTGGCGATAAAACTCAAATATCTGACATTAGCACATATAGAGATCTTGTTGACAAGTCTAATAACGGAAGTCCTGAACATGAAATTGTTTACGTTAATGAGGTCTTAATTAACGATCAAAAAGCAAACCTTACCAACTTAACTTTAGTTGGTTTATCATTAAAGGCAGGCCGTGAGTACACATCATTAGATCAATTACGTTGCTGGTTAGCCAATGGCATGGTTGTAGAGCGTTTGCATCCTGGTAATAAACAAATCGTTTATGGCTCTTCAAAAGCAGCAGGGCCTAGCAATTTATTCACAGATCTGGTTTATTTTCTGTTAACCGATCAAGTAGCAGGCGCTGGCGGCTTGTTAGGCATGAATCCAGAAAATGATTATTTGGTTGACAAAAAAGCTTTGGAAAAAACTTCTCGTTTTCTTTTCAAGCAAAAATTATTTTTTAATGGACCAATCACAGATCGCAGCAATTTGCGTGATTTTATTGCTCAAACTGCTCCAAACTTTCTTTGCAATTTTGTAATTGAGAATGGAAAATACTCTTTGACTCCAGCCGTGCCAACAAATGATGCTGGCGAAATAAAAAGCGGTTCTACAGAACCAGTAAGAGTTAAACAGATATTTTCTGCGGGTAATATAATACAAGATTCATACAAGTTGGATTATCTGGGCTCAGAAGAACGTCGATCGTTCAAGGCTGTTGTGCGCTTTAGGCAAGAGCGTAAAAATAAATTACCTGAAGAGCAAGTCATTATTGTTACAGGCTCTGACGCTAGCGATGATTTCAAGACCCCTGGAACGCAGAAACTTCCAGAGGAACAGTTTGATTTGACACAGTTTTGCACTACAAGAGAACATGCGTACAAGGTTGCTAGATATTTCTTAGCTTTGCGAGCCTATGTAACTCATACGATTAGCTTTTCAACAACCGCAGAAGGGCTTAACATTGGTGCAGGCTCTTACATTAAAGTATTTACTGAAGCCAGTCCATACAACTCAGCAAACACCGGAACTGTAAATAGCTCAGGAGTAGTGACCAGCGTTAGGGACTTGCCTGATGGCACTTACAATGTTGTCTTTTTCAAAACAGGAAGCAATGATGTTAGCGAAGGATTCATGCAGGTAAGTAATAATAAAGTTGCAAATTCTGCTTTTCACGATGTTGTTTTCACGGTACAAGACAGCAATGTGTCCGAGAATATTTACGTTGTTGAGCAGTTAACTTTCTCACAAGACGGTCTTGTAGACATTGTTGCGTCAGAGCATGCTTGTGACGATAATGGTGTCAGCAAAATAGCTAAAGCCGTTGATGGCTTTGAAGCTGACGCTACCGGGTTTACTATTGAGTCATGACTTTCCCAATAACCAAAGCAGGAAGCACA